AACGGTTACGCTGTAATTCGTTTCCTACCAGGAGACGCAGAAGCACCAACACCTTGGGTTCGGTATTGGGATCACTTCTTTAAAGGACCAACAGGTCAATGGTATGTAGAAAAATCATTGACATCTATTGGTCAACAGGATCCATTAGCAGAATCAAATAGTCGTCTTTGGAATGAAGATGGTAGTGATGAGGCAAAGCGTACAGTACGTGAACGTAAGCGTAATCTACGTTATGTAGCCAATGTGCTTATCATCTCTGATCCATCTAATCCTGAGAATGAGGGTCAGGTAAAGCTATATCGCTTTGGTAAAAAGATCTTTGACAAGATCATGGACTCAATGCAACCACAGTTTCCTGATGAAGCACCAGTCAATCCATTTGACATGTGGCAAGGCGCAGACTTTACGTTAAAGATTCGTAAGGTTGAAGGCTATCCTAACTACGATGCATCATCGTTCAAAGGTCAGTCAGAACTATTTGCTGGTGATGATGAGGCTAAGGAAAAGGTGTATAACCAACAGCATGATATGTCAGAGTGGACAGATCCTAAGAGCTATAAGACATATGATGAGTTGAAAGCTCGTCTTGCAGTAGTTCTAGGTGAGTCAGGTTCAGCAACAGCTCGTAAGGTAGTAGAGGAATTAGATGATGAGATTCCAGACTTTCCATCATCTCCCGCTCCAACTGCGACTGCAGCTCCTGCACCTACTATGACAACAGCCGAATCGTCTATGGATGATGAGGATGATACGATGAGTTATTTCGCTAAGCTTGCAGCGGAAGACTAAAATCCACCTAAGAGTCTGCAGCTCTTGGAATGGTGAGTGACCATCAGCTCGTAGTGATGCACGGTCTTCCGGTGTACAGGAAGATAGAAGGGGAGGCACCTAGGAAGGCCTCCCTTTTGATTTATTAGAGACCTAGTCCCATAGCAGCTCGACGCTGATACCAAGAGGCATCAAACGATTGTATTGGTGTATCAATCTGGTTAGTAACAGTCGTATTGCTTCCGCCCTGTCTCACACTTTGGTCTTGTATAATAACTGGCGCTGGCATAGAATAACCTGGTGCAGTTGAACCACTAAAACCCTCACTAGATAATTTTAAATAATCGGCTTGTGACATACTTGCATATGGACTGACAGATTCTTCACCTGAAAAAGTTTTTAAGATATTTTCACCTGCTTTATCGGCCGCATCACCGAGAGTAATTAAAGCGTCTTTAGCCCCTTCACCACTTATTTTATTCAGACCTAAAATAGTTCCTAGTCGCCAAGCGTCAGCGCCAACCTGCTCCTCTAGTTCTAGTCTACGTTCAGAAGCCTCTACCATTCTTTTTTCTAATTCGGTTTGTGGAGTAACAGGTGCTGAAATTAATCCGGCTCTAACTAATGTTTGTTCTTCAATAAATCTAGCAAAACCAGTTATAGCATCTATAGTTCCACCAAATATATTTGCCTCGGCTTGTTTTTGAACAATCTGACCAACTTGAGCTGCTGATACAGGACCTTCGGTTCCTTTTAGTTCAGCTCCTACATCACTAGCGATAAACGCCCCTTCTAATGCCAAACCAGCTACACCTAAGCCTTTACCTATATTAGCTTTAGTTTTTGCTTTCTTTGCTTGTTTATCAGCTTGTATTCTTTTTGTTGCATCTAATACTATATTAGGCGAAGCAAAACCCCCAGTATTTGTAAAGTATAATACTCTACCATCTTTTGCAACTTTACGGGAAAATCCAGCTTCTTCTATTGCAACATCTCCTAGTTTTGCTAAGTCTGATGTTGCTTTAACTGCAGGACTATCAGGTTGAACTGGTGCACTAGTAGATACTTTAGGAGCTATGTCTAAAGGCTGAGCATTAATATTCTGTAATGCTCTAAATTCCTGTAAGCTTCTTCTAGCTCTAGCTACATCGCCTCTAGCTGAACTACGTGTTCCGCCAGTACCTGATCTTAAACTATCTTCTAATCTTGCTAGGTCATCAGCTAGATTTTGTCCAGCCTGCGTTCGCGAACCAGCTTGTGCATCAAGTCTTCTTTGCATATCTAAATTTCTGGCTCGATCAGCTTCGAAATCAGCTTGTAGTTTTCCTACATCTTCAACTATTTTTTTAAAGGCTTTAGTTGCTGCATCATCTGCTTTGATGAAAGTATTGTACAATTTTGATACAATAGTTTTTCCTAATTTATATACACCTAAACTTACTGCAGTAGCGATGCCTGCTAAAGCCAAATCTAATTGCGATTCTGTAGGAGTAAGAGTTTTATCTAAACCAGGTATTGAGACTTGGACAGATCCATCTTCAAATTTAGTAATTTTTATACCAAACCAATTTTCTAAGTAAGTATAAATGTGATCTCTGAAAGCATAAACTATACCAGTCGCTAATCTTACTAAAGGATTTTTAGTCACTAAACCTGTTATAAGAGCAGCAAAGATAACATCACTGCCTCTTCTAGCGATTTCATCTTGTTGTTCATTTGTTAAACCAAAATCAAGTCCAGCCTTTGCTAACTCATCAAATAGTGATTTAATACCATCCTCACCAAATTGTTTTACTAGGGCTGCTGCAGCACCAATAAACGTGCCTCGTCCAATAAACCTACCAATACTAGTTGTTAAAGCGGCTAATGTCCCACCACCAAATAAAGCTCCCATTATACCTGTAAATAATCTACCAAGAGCTCCTAGTCCAGAAGCTTCACCAATACCCTGAGCCACACCGCTCACAAATCCACCGGTTGGTCTAGCTCTTTTAGCTGCTTCTAACTCGTCTAGTCTTCCTCTTCGCTCTGTCTTCATTTGAGCGATAAGAGCTTTACGAACGTCTTCGATAGCAACGCTAGTACGTTCTTGCTCATTATTTTGTTCAATGAGCCTTTGGTTAATTTCAGCTAAACTAGACATACTATCCTCGTTGCATTTGTTGCCGTTGCATTTCTTCTTTTTGTTCTTTTAGTTCTTGAATTAACATAGTCATGTAGATCTCCCTCTCCCATGGTATCATTAATTCAAGTTCAGTTAAAGAGTATTTATGATTTTGCATCAACTGATAATTAGACTTGTAGTAGTTAACTAATGACTCATGAGAGAGGTTTATCAAAAAAAATCGTTTATACCCTGTAACACCGCTTTGTTTTTATGTCCACAACTTGTACAGTCAAATGTTAGTTCATGTTTCAAAGATGGAATATCATTAATAAATTCTAAAATCTTTTCAAATTGCGTTGTAGATAATTGTTCAATAAATGATGTAATCTCTTCTTTAGATTCATTAGCAAATTCAATGATCTCATCTTCAGTTCTCAACTTGTCTAAACATAATATAAGTGTGTTATAAATCTGATCGACACCTGATTCTGAATCAATGTTTTCATTAAGCATAGACATATACGTAGGATATTTCATATCAATCGTATACTGATCATTAATAGCAACTGACATCTTTTTCTTTGGTACTTCAATTTTTATATCATCAAGTTTAACTGTTATTTCATTTTCAGTTTCGCATTTTGTGCATAAAAAGCCAATTTGCGTTGACTCACCAACTGACTTAGCTCTAATTTGTGTGAAAAGATATTCGACATCAAAAGAGGTAAGTCTACTAACATTGATTTCATCTACAATACAAGATTTCAAAGTATCAGTAATTGCATTTAAAATGCTCTTCTGATCTTTAGTTTCTAAAGCCATCAGAAGAATCTTTTGTTCTTTTACCAGAAAGGGTCTGAATCTAATCTCCTGTTTTGTAGAAGGTATAACGACGTCATACTTTGGTACATCATTTAATTTAGGTAGTGCCATTCATTTCATCCTTAAAATTATATGCCTGTTTGTAATACTTGTGTCCCGTTAAGAGTTAAAATTGAATTGAGTGATTCTTCACTAGTGACAGCAGATCTCCAGTTTGTATATGATAACTGCACATTCAGTTCTAAAATCCCATCTAATTCATTATTTAATTGTATAGCATTGAGTGTAGTGGGAAAAGCTTCCTCTAATACACAAGAGTAGACTACTTCATCTGTCGCTAGTTGGTTAGTAGTAGCTACTCCTATGCCACTTCCCTTTTTAATCTGGCTAATCTTTACAGACTGTGCGTAATCAGATTTGTAACCAACCTCATATGTATTTTGGTCTACAGCTTTATTCTGCCACGCTTCAAAATACTCTTTGACACCATAGTCATTCATCACATGAAATGTCATTGATACATCATCAACAAGATAACCATAAGCCATTTTACGTGTAGTTAATCCAATGGTTCTTTCACGTGTCGTAATCTGTCTACCAGGTAGAACAACATCCTTACACAATAGATTGAGTTCTGACATTGTAGCATATGGTGAGATACCAGGTAACTCTACTACAAATAGATTTGATCTAGCAAGACCACCCTTTGAAGTGACTAAACTCTTAAAATCATCAACACCAAGCATCAGATCATTCTCCTAGAATCGCTATAAACTTTGTTCCTACTAGATTTCTGGAAGTCAGCGGTTGGCAGGAATGTAGCGATCTCCCATTCAGGTGCCGGAACTTTAGCAAATCTACTTCTCACATGCTCATTTAAATAATGTTTGACACATGGTTTAAAGTACTTCATCTTTGCGGCTCTCTTGAGCAAGTTGTATGATAAACGAAATCTAGTAGATTTATCATATCTCTTATTGTTTGTATAATCTAATAATGCATCTAAAAACTTAGCGCGTAGTAATGGTGGTAGATAATGCAGATTTAATCCAAGAAACCCACCATCTGCTGGCCCAATTACAATCACTAATGGAAAGCTGTCATAGTATGGCAGTTCCTTCTTTAGTTTAGGATCGTAGAAGAACATGTACATGTTACCTACAACACTATCGTTATCAAGCTCTACAGGCTCTTCTCTCATCAGAGCATTACGATTAATACCACGCATACTAGAAACACGTCTACGAAACCACTCACGTGATTGTCGTGTTCTAGGCGTAATACCGGCCCTGAATGCCTCTAACTCTAAGTTGTTAAATAAGTTACTCATGACACTATTTATAACTATTCAAAGGAATATCCGAACTCTTTAATATCGTCCTTATAGTGTTGAGCTACATCATCGATCCAGCGTGGATTTGTATAGTATTTACGATAGTCTTTATGCTTTGATTGATTAGCAGGGAATAATGGTTTATAGCAATTATACATGTCCTGGATCTTTAGAAAATCTTTGTCTAAGTTCTCAAATCTCAAGATATAATCTACTTTATCATAATATGTTACTTGTTGTTTATGTACACAACCCCACTTACCGTGTTCCCATTCTCTGTTAGCAAATTCTTCCCATGAAGTTTTAAGTGGATCAATGCCATATTGACCACCACTAGTTTGATTTCTACGTACATAATAATGATATGCACTCACAACTCTTGCCCAT